GGTGTCCTCGCCATGGAAGGAGGGGGTCCAGCCGTCCAGGCAGTGTCCCCGGGGGCGGCGCGGTCTGTCGAGAGAGCCGAGGGCGGCGGGACGGGCTTCGTCTGAGCCGCCCCGTCCGGGCCGGTACCATGGTCACTACGGCGGACGAGCCGGCCGGGCGGTCGCGTCGGGGTCCTTCGGGATCCCGCCGAGGAACGTCCGGGCTCCACACGGCAGGGTGGTGGGTAACGCCCACCCGGGGTGACCCGCGGGACAGTGCCACAGAAAACAGACCGCCGGGGCCGCAAGGCGCCTGGTAAGGGTGAAACGGTGGTGTAAGAGACCACCAGTGCCCAGGGTGACCTGGGCAGCTAGGTAAACCCCACCCGGAGCAAGGTCAAAAGGAGCCACCGCAAGGCGGCTCTGCGCGGATGATCGAGGGCTGCCCGCCCGAGTCCGCGGGTAGACCGCACGAGGCCGACGGCAACGTCGGCCCTAGATGGATGGCCGCCTCCCCGCGGGCTGCAAGGCCCACGGGAGACAGAACCCGGCGTACAGGCCGACTCGTCCGCCGCCCACGCTCCCCACCTGGTCACACCGGGCGGGGAGCGTTTCTATTGCACCCTCAAGGGGGTTCTGAGGGGGTTTCAGCGGGGAGCCACGCATCGGGGCCCTCATGCCGCTGGCGCGAGCACGTCCGCCAGCTGATCCCGAAGCTGCTCCGACAGAGCGCCGGAAGCGGCGGCCTCGAGCAGTGCCGCGACGACGACGGACAAGTCCTGGGGCGCCGCCTCAGTATCCACCGTGACGCCTCCCGCGATCCAGCCCGACAGCACATCCAGTGCCTTGCGCCCGGATTCCGGCAGGAAGTGGACGTAGGTACGGTACGTGAAGGCCGGGTCGCTATGCCCAAGCCACCCGGCCAGCTGCTGAATGGTCTCGCCCGCAGCGAGCACCACCGACGCAAACGTGTGCCGCAGGACGTGAAACCCATCGCCCCGTGGCATCTCCCACTTCACGCGGCGCAGCGGCGACTTACCCGGGCGCGAGACCACCGTCACCTGCGGCGGCGGCATGACCCCAGCTGCGACGAGGGCGGGCTTCCACTGCTTCTCGTCGAAGGTGCTCCGGTTGATCGCGTTGCCGCGCTCGGTGGTGACCAGCAGCCGTACCTTCACCAGCGGCCGGTCCTCCCACGCCATGTTCGGCCGGGCGGGATCGAGCCACGGCAAGGTCACCTCGACCGGCTCGAACTCCTCCATGTGGTCCTTCACCGCGACGGCGAGAGCAGCCGGACATGGGGCCTCGCGTTCCTTGCCGCCCTTGGGCGGGGCGAACGCCAGACGGCCGCCGATCTTGACGACCTGCCGGACGACATGGATGACGTCACCGTCCATGTCGTCGGGGGAGAACCCGAACGCCTCGCCTTGCCGGAGCCCTGACCCCGTCCCGAGGTCAGGCAAAATCTGGTAGCGACGAGCTAGCTGTTCGCGTACGGCAGCCACGCGGGCCCGCGGCCACGCCTGCGCCTTGCTCGACGGCGCCGCCGGGGGCTGGAGGTCTTCGTCCCGGAAGGGGTTGGCGGAGATCCTCTTCGCCTTAGAGGCGGCTTGCATGATCGTCGCGAAGTGGCGCCACGTCGCTCGCAGAGTGTTGACGTCGATGTCCTGCTCGGCCCGTGTCTGCCACTCCTTGATCTCGTCATGGCCGATCCGATTCAGAGGCAGGTGCCCGACGTGCGGAAGGATGTGCTTGAACACCCTCGACCGCATGGACTCCTTCGTGCTGGGGGGTACGCGCAGGTTGGGCCACCACTTCGTTTCGACGTACCACTGCAACGTCACGTCGCCGTCGCGCGGGTCGATGAAGCCGTCGCGGCTCTGGTCCGTCGAGGCAGTCTTGAGCCAGGTCTTGGCGTCCTCCAGGACGTCGAACGACCGGTCGCGCACGCCGGGGATGCCGGACACCCTGTATCGGGCGGTTTTGGAGCCCCACAGCTTGGTGCGTTTCCGCTTCCCTGTGATCGGGTCCGGCCGCTTGTTCAGCCAGCGGTCTTCGATCCACCCTGCGGCCACGGCCAGCCCTCCCCTTTGAGGTCATGCAGACGGACCTGAAGCATGCGCTCGGTGACCTGTAGCTCTTCGGCGGCGGCGTGGACGTCGGGGGCCCACTGTGCGACTTCGGCGAGGTCTGAGATGGCGATGAGCTTACGGGCGGCTTCGCGGTCCGCGGCTCTTTCCAGACGTACAGCGAGCGGGCCCCAGCCGCAGGTGACGTCGTCGGCGAGGACGTGCTCGACTTCGTGAGCGAGGACGCAGCGTTCTTGCACCGGGCTGAGATTGGAGGCGACCACGATGGTTTTGCGGTCGCTGCACCAGGCGCCCCAGGTGTCTCGCAGCCACGTGCGTGTGACTCGGATACCCAGGTGATCGAGCACGACCGTCGGTCTGTACGCCAGGCCGACGTGCGCGAGCAGCAGCACCTGACTCAAAGACATGCACTCCCCCTCAAGTTGGCGTGTGGGAAGCGCGCTTGCGCACATGTCTACCCGATTGCCCACAGGCAACGGAAGGAAACGACAGGAAATTTCGTAAGGAGTTTCCCGCGTCACGGTCCTGAGTGTTAGTCAGCTTTCGTCGTCCGCGGCATCCATAATTCGCGCAGCGTCGTCAGCGGCCACTCCCTCGCCCTCGGCGTGGGGGCGATAGGCGGCGAGGGCATAGTGCCGGCGCTCACTCTCGCTGGGCAGTGAGTCGACGAGTGCTTGGAGCGCCTGGTCGAAGGCGTCGCGGGCGGCGCGGTCGGCGCCGAGCGCTACGCAGTCACGGCTGAACTCATAGACGCGCGGCAGGAACTCGAGCACGCCCTCTCTGCTCAGCGCGTCGGCTTTCGCCACGGCGGCTGCCGCTCGGTGGTCGGCTCGGTGTGGGAGGACGTCGGCCGGGTCTTCGCCGTTGAGGATGCGGTGGGCCCAGCCGACTCGCCAGCCGAGGGCGGTGATGACGGCCTCGGTCGTGGGGGGCAGTTCGCCCGTGCGGGGTACGACGCCCCTCTCGATGCTGCCGATGCTGCGGTCTGAGGCACTGCCGCCCTGATCCTCGATCCGCTGGACGAGTGCCTTGCGGGTCTTGAACCCCTGGCGGAGCCGGTCGGCTTTGATCGCCCTGCCGAGGGCGGCCCACGCTTCTGGATCGCCGGTCATGGGGGTCTCCGCTTCGGTCATAGGCAACGGGAAGCAACGTTAGGCAACACGCTACCAAGGCTGCCCTCACACGAGACAGGCCGGTTTGAGCCGCTGACCTGCTGTTTCCATTTATTGCCTCTTTCTTCCTCCGTGGGGCTTGCTTAGCTGCTACTTCTTTCCTAATCTTTCCACTGTGCAAGCGCGGGGAGACGAGATCCGGCGCCAGCGCAAGGAGAGCGGCTACGGCCTGACGGCGTTCGCCCGCCGGATCGGGGTCTCTCCCTCGTGGCTGTCGCGGATCGAACGAGATCAAGCCCACCCAAGCCCTGACGTGCTCAAACGCATCGCTCTCGCCCTCAAACGAGAGGCCCCAGTCAGGGACGCGATCAACAAGATCGCCCAACACGAAACCGAGGGACCCGATGAAGATCCCCCAGACGAGTGAGTCCCCCCACCTCACCGTCAAGCAGCTCGCCGCCCGGTGGCAGACCACGGCGCAGGCGATCTATATGGCGCGTCATCGCCGCAAGGCGCCCCGCGGCTTCAAGCGTGGCCGGGAGCTGATGTTCCCGCTCGCTGAGGTCGAGGCGTTCGAGGCCCAGGCGCTCGACACCGACCCGAAGTCGGCCCCGGCGCTGGACCCGACGCTGCGGCCGTCCGAGCCCGCGAGGCCGAGGCGGCGCCGTTCGCAGCTGACCCGGGCCTGACCAACCGAAGCGGGGCCGTCCCCAACTCCCCAGTCCGGGACGACCCCAGACCCACTCACACAGAGAAAGGAGCGGGCCATGGCGAACCAGCCTAGCTCGCAGCTCACACCGGCCACCGCTCTGGTGCAGATCCTCAAGGAGCACCCCGACCTTCCCGAGGCCCTGTGGACCGTGAACGGCGCCACCTTGAACGGGCACGTCTACGGGCCGAACGTCGGGAACTTCGACGCCCTGCGCGCCTACGCCGAGACGTTCGGCGGCAGTATCCGGCCGCGCCACTCGTACGACCTGGACGGTCAGACGCTGCGGGTGCACGAGCTGACGGCCCGCTGGCGGGACGTGCGCCTGGTCGTCGCGGTGTCGGTGCCGGAGGGCATGCGTGACCCGCAGATGCTGGACGGTCTGCTGGCGGAGCAGCGTCACCTGATGGACCCGGAGGCACCGGAGTCCTGGGGCGTGACCGCATGAGCGCGCCGACGACTCACGACCCGCTGACGGTGACCACGGCGGACGGTACGGCGTGGACTCGTCGTGCGGTGACGCGCGGCGGCCGGGGCCTGTACGCGCCGACGGACGTCAAGGGCTGCCCGCAGTACGTCATCGCGACGCTGGTCGAGTTGGCGGAGCACGGCATCCGGGACCGCGGTGAGGTTGCCGCACCGTCCGAGTGCGAGCGGCTGCGTGCGCGGCTGGCTGAGAGCGAGCGGAAGCTCGCCGCCGAGCGGGCGAAGCGGGCCGACGAGCACGACGACCTCGTGCACGCCCTCGGTTGCCCGGCGGGCATGGAGTGGTCGGACCTGGTTGACATGGCGGCCGTCGACAGGGCGACGCTGGCCCTCGTTGAGCGGCAGGGTCGCGAGATCGCTGAGCTGCGGGCCGAGCGGCACTCGACGAACGACAAGTTCATCGAGATGACCGTGGCCTGCCGGAAGGCTGAGGCCCGGGTCGTTGAGCTGGAGGCCGCGGCCGAGGCCGAGGGCACGGCTCAGTGGCTGGCGGGCTACGGCTTCGCTCGCGAGCAGCTCGCGGCGGCCGAGGAGCGGGCCCTTGAGTCGGGCGCCGCCGAGTTGGACGACGCTACGCCCTCGCAGGTGCTGCCGCTGGTGGTGGATGTGCCGGTGCCGGTGGTGCTGACGGAGTTGGACGGCCCGAGCTTGGCGAACAACGCGTCGGCCCGGGGTGCCACCGGTGGGCTGCGGCGGCTGCTGCACCCGCTCGACCCGGGGGTGCGGTCGTGATGTGGCTCGTCGAATTCGCCGGTGGGTGGGCCGCCTGGCTGACCTTCTGCAAGGCCATGGACACCCACGCCAAGGCCGCCCCGACCTCGACCGATCCCTGCGCGGAGTTCCGCGCCCGCTCCTCGGCCCGCCGCGCCGAGGGCGCCCAGCTCCCCGGAGGTACCTCCCGATGACCGGACCCGAGAACTACCGCAAGGCCGAGGAGCTGGCGAAGCTCGCCGCCCGCCACACGGACTCCAGCGACGCCCTGGTACTGGCTCAGTTGGCCACGGCTCACGCGACGCTCGCCCTCGCCGCCGCGACCGCCATGGGCGCGCCGCTCGACGGTGAGGCGGACAGCGGGCTCCCGCAGCGGGACGCCGAAGCTTGGTACAAGGCCGCGGGTGTGAAGCCGCAGCCGGAGGGCGGTGCCGACCGTGGCTGACCTGACCCCGAGTAAAAAGCCGGGCCTCTCCGCCTCCCTCACCTCCGACTGGCTCAAGGGCCTGCTCCGCGTCGACCAGATCCGCCACGACACCCTCGTGTCGCTCGTCACCGGGTGGGCCGACGACGACGCCCGGGACGACGTGATCGCCGCGCTGGACGACCTCGCCGAGGCGATGCGGTCCCCGCGCGAGGGCGAATTGGACGCGCTGGTTGAGGCGGTCGAGAGCGCGGCCGCCATGGACTACCCGCAGCAGGAGTTCGGGCTGGCGGACGCGCTGCGTCTGCGGGCCGAGCTGGACGCGGTGATCGAGCGGCTGGCCCGGTTCAACCCGGCCGCCGCGGTGCTGCCCGCGCAGCGTGCCGCCGAGGGTGGTGCTGCCGCGTGACCACCGAGCCCGCCCGCAGCCTGCCCCAGCTGGCCGTCGCCTGCCCGGCCTGCGCCTCACCCGCTGGTGAGCTGTGCACCAGCCACAGCGGCAAGCGTACCCGCCGGAACGACACCCACCTGGCACGTCGCGCCGCGTGGGTGGAGGCCGGAAAGCCCGCCCCCGTCGAGGGCGAGACGGCCGAGCCCGCCGAGCTGACCATCTACCGGGCGTCGCACGACGCCATCGTCATGGGCCGCTACACCAACCGCGACGCCGCCCGAAAGCACTGCGAAACGGTGCTACGCCGCGAGGTCGGCCCCGACGTGTTCCTCGGCTGGGTCCCGGACGACGGCAGCGAGCACGCGGCCGAGGAGCTGTGCATCGGCCACGACGTCCTGTGCAGCGGCTACATCGTGAAGCCGCTGACCGTCGACTCCGAGTACGACGAGGAGGCCGACGAGTGATGGCCATCGCCACCATCCGCTTCGACTCGCCCGCGCCGCCGGTCCCGCGGCTGCCCCGATCCCGTGCCGCGTTCGCTGCGGCGCTTCGGGAGCGCTCCGGTGAGTGGGCGCTGCTCGGCCAGCACCACACGGCCGGGTGCGCCCGGCAGGACGCGTACGAGATTCGGCGCGCGCTGCGCCCCGCGAACGCGGCCTTCGGCCCGGCTGGGGAGTTCGAGGCCGAGGCGCGGACGCTCGGCGGCGAGTACCGCGTGTACGTCCGCCACGTGGGCGGTGAGCGCCCGTGAAGCGCCGCAAACGCGACGACGACGAGCGGTCCTTCAGCAGCGGCGGCTTCTGGCGCCCCATCGACCGCTCCGGCCGCGCCCGCACCGCCAACGAGGCCGGATGGCACGCCCTCAACGACTGCCCGCCGCCCAAGCGCGGCGTGATCGCCCGCCTGATCAACCGGGAGAACCGCCGATGACGCAGACGACCGAGGCCGGGGCCACCGCCCCGGCCCCCGGCCGGGAGACCGGCGAGGTGGCGGCATGACTGACACGATCAACGCGCTCGCCGTCGCCGCCCTGGTGGCCGCGTCCGCCGTCCTCACCTGGGCGGTGGAGACCCGGGCCCGCGCGCTCCTCGCCCGCCCGGCCGAGCCACCTGCCGCCGAGTTCCAGGCCCTCCCGCCCGGCGCCCGCTGGCTCGTCTGCCACGACACCGCTTGTGGCCACATGACTACGCGTCACCTGCCGCAGCTGGACGGTACCCACCGGTGCGAGTACTCCGCCCGGCACCGCGGCGCCGTCCACCTCACCCACACCACCACCCAGGGGGACCAGTGAACATCCGCCCCACACTCTCGGTGGACGACCGTGCTGTACCTCGGCACCCCCTCGGGGCCTGACGTGCGGGCCGCGATGAGCGCCGGACTGATCGGCTGCATGACGACCCCCGCACAGGGCAACGTGATCCCCAACGGCGCCGAGTACGCCTGCGACAACGGCAAGTTCGGCAAGGGCTGGCCCGGCGCCAACGCCTGGTTCGACTGGCTGGAGCGCACCGTCGACCGGTACGGGCCCGAACGGTGCCTGTGGGCAGTCGCCCCAGACGTACCGTTCGACGCCGCGGGCACTCTGGCTGAGTCCCTGCCGTGGCTCGGCCGCATCCGGGCCCTCGGTATCCCGGCTGCATTCGCCGCGCAGGACGGGTGCGACCTCCTCGGCCTTCCGTGGGACGCCTTCGACGTGCTGTTCATCGCGGGCAGCACCGAATGGAAGGTCGGCCCCGTCGCCGAACGCCTTGCCCGCGAGGCCAAGGTGCGCGGCAAGGGCGTCCATATGGGCCGCGTGAACTCCCGGCTCCGCCTCGGCATCGCCGAGTGGTTCGGCTGCGACAGCGTGGACGGCACGTACCTGGCGTTCGGCCCGGACAAGAACCTCTCCCGCCTCCGCGGCTGGCTCGCCGAACTGGACCGCACCCCGTCTCTGTTCGGAGGCTCGCTGTGACCGGCCCGTGGCTGCCCGGCCTCCAGGTCCGCCGCACCGAGTACGGCCAGACCCCCGTCGCCGACTACCTGTGCGGCGCCTGCCTCCACCACGAACGCGTCGTCGGCCGCCGCGAGGTCGAGGACTTCGTGATCGCTGGCCCCACGACAGAACACCGCGACAACTGCCCGGCGACCCAGCAAGGAGTACAAGCCGCATGATCGCCACCGGGAACGACGAGTTCAGCGAGGCGCTCGCCGAGCGCATCGGCCAGTTCATCGTCGACTCCGACGCGGCCAGCGCCCGCAGCCTCCAGACGGCTATCGGGCCCAGCGACGTCGGCGAACCCTGCGACCGCCAGCTCTCTTACCGGATGCTCGGCTGGCCGCAGTTCAACGACCGCAGCGAGCCGATCGCCGCGATCATCGGCACCGGTTTCCACATGTGGATGGCCGAGAAGTTCGAGGCCCGGCAGACCCCGCTAGGCGACGGCGCGCCTCGGTACCGCATCGAGGAAAAGGTCACCGTCCGCGAAAGCAGCGGTACGGCCCCGGCGCTTCGCGGCAGCGCGGACCTCTTCGACCGGCTCACCGCGCTCAACTACGACTGGAAGCTCGTCGGCACCTCCAGCCACGACAAGTACCGGCGCCAGGGCCCCGGGCCCAAGTACCGGGTTCAGGCCCACCTGTACGGGCTCGGGCAGGAGAACGCTGGGCAGGCCCCGGAGCGGGTCGTCGTGGTCTTCATCGCCCGCTACCACGAGCTGAAGGTCCACGTCTGGTCCGAGCCGTACCAGCGGCAGGTCGCGCTCGACGCGCTCGCCCGGCTCGACCGCATCCACCAGCAGGTCCTCAACCTCGGTCCCGAGGCGCACCCCGACCGCTGGTCCCAGATCCCCACGGACGGAGCGACCGCATGTCGCTTCTGCCCGTGGCTCAAGCCCGGAAGCACCGACCTGTCCAAGGGATGCCCCGGGACCAACACCGAAGCCAAGAGCAGCCAGCTCGAAGCACTCATCGCATAAGGAGCACACCAGCAATGACGACCCCGCAGCAGCACCAGGTCCCGTCCGCCGACGACTTCCTCATGGGCGGCGGCGTCCCGAGCGCCAAGTTCCCCGCCATCGGCACCTCCGTCTCCGGGCGCATCACCGAGCGGCCCACCGTCGAGCAGCAGCGCGACTACACCACCGGCGACCTGAAGTTCTGGGACGACGGCAAGCCGCAGATGCAGCTCGTCGTCACCCTCGCCACCAGCGAGCGCGACCCGGAGAACCCGGAGGACGACGGCGCCCGGCGCCTGTACGTCAAGGGCCAGATGAAGAACGCGGTCGCCTCCGCCGTCCGGCAGGCCGGAGCCCGCGGCCTCGAAGTCGGCGGTGTCCTCTCCGTCATGTACTCCGGCGACGGCGAGCGGAAGAACCCCCGCTTCAACGCGCCGAAGAACTTCTCGGCGGAGTACGTCCCGGCCGCCGCGAACGAGCTGCACACCCCCGACCCGACGGCCCAGCCGCAGGCCCCGCAGTACCCGGCCCCGGCCGCGGTTCCGCAGCAGGCTGCGCCCGCCGTCGTCCCGGGCCTGACCCCGGAGCAGTTGCGGGCCGCGATGGCCAACCCGGCCACCGCGGCGCTCCTGGCCCAGCAGCAGGCCGCCCAGGGCGACGTCCCGCAGTTCTAGCCCCTCTCGGGCGCCGCGGGCCACACCAACCCGCGGCGCCCAGCCCACTGGTGATCAGGCCGGGGCCATGGGTTCGACCCCCGTGGAGGGCTTTCCTCCCAGCACGACGCATAGCAAGGAGCACCCTCTTGAGCGACGCACCGGACACGCTCGCCGCAGCCCTCGGGCTTCACGCGGCTGGGTGCTCCGTCGTCTCCGTGAGAGCCGACGGCACCAAGCACCCGCGCGGCGCGTGGAAGGCGTACCAGACCGAGCGCGCCGACGAGACCGTGCTGCGCCGATGGTTCGCCGACCAGCACCCCGGGGTGGGCATCGTCACCGGGGCCGTGTCCGGAAACCTGGAGATGCTCGAACTCGAAGGACTCGCCGTCGCTGAAGGCGTGCTCAACCAGCTCGCCGAGATCATCGACGCCTCCGGCCTCGCCGACCTATGGCAGCGCATCGCCACAGGATGGCTGGAGCGCTCACCCTCCGGCGGCCTCCACTTCCACTACCGCCTCAACGGGGCACCTGTCCCCGGGAACACCAAGCTCGCCGCGCGCCTCGCCCGCGAGGACGAGTTGACCGACGACGAGCGCGCCGTGCTGGAACGCCACCCCGGGAAGAAGATCCTTCGCGGCTGGATCGAGACCCGCGGCGAAGGCGGCTTCGTCGTCACCGCCCCCAGCCACGGCCCCGTCCACGCCTCCGGCCGCCCGTACGAACTCCTGGCAGGCGGCCCGCAGTCCTGCCCCACGATCACCGCCGACGAGCACCGGGCGCTGCACGCGATCTGCCGCATGCTCGACGCCGTCCCGGTAGAAGAGCCGCAGGCCACGCCGTCTACGGGGCGCCCCGAAGAGGGGCCGCCGCTGGACGAGGCCGCGGCCTTCCTCTTCTCCGGTGGTGGGGAGACTCCCGCAGAAGGGGTCTCCCCTGGGGACGACTTCGAGAAGCGCACCGCGTGGCCTGACATCCTCATCCCGCACGGCTGGACACTGCTGCGCACCATCGGCTCCACCTCCTACTGGAAACGCCCCGGCAAGACCGATCCCGGGGCCTCGGCCACCACCGGGCGCGCCGCCGACCGGGACCGGCTGTACGTCTTCACCACCTCCACCGAGTTCGAGGCCGAGCGTCCGTACACCAAGTTCGGCGCCTACGCCCTGCTCAACCACAGGGGCGACCACTCGGCCGCCGCGCGCGAACTGCGACGCCAGGGCTTCGGCGAGGCTGCACCGGAGCCCGTGCGGCACCTCACCGCCGTTCCCAGCCCGGCGGCCCCGGTTGCTGGCACGGCCGCGCTCAATGTTCACGAGCATCCCACTGCGGCGCGGGAGGACAGCGGCCCTGAGACGTACACGCGCACCGATGACGGGAACGCGCTGCGCCTGGTCGACGCACACGAAACCGAGATCCGCTTCGTGCCGCAGCGCGGGAAGTGGCTCGTGTGGGACGGGCACCGGTGGGCCTGGGACGACGCTGGCCAGGTCCGGGAGATGGGCCGCGCCATCGCCCGCGCACTCCCCAGCGGGGAGGGCGAGGCCAAGCACCGCATCCGCTCCCTTTCCTCGGCCGGGGTCGCCGCGATGGTCGGCATGGCGCAGACCGACCCGCGCATCGTCGCGCACGCCGCGGACCTCGACGCGCACCGCATGCTCCTCAACACCCCGGCGGGAGCCGTGGACCTCGCCACGGGCGAGATGCTCCCGCCGGACCCAGCGCAGATGCACACCCGCTCAACCCCTGTCGCTCCCGACGCGAACGCGGCTACGCCCCAGTGGGACCGCTTCCTCGCCCAAACCTTCGGCGGCGACGAGCAGCTGCTGCGGTACGTGCAGCGCATGGCCGGATACTCCGCGAGCGGCTCCGTGAAGTGGCACGTGCTGCCCTTCCTCCACGGCCCCGGAGGAAACGGCAAAGGCGTCTTCCTCAACATCATGCGCGCCCTCCTCGGCGACTACGCAGCCACCGCACCAAACGCGTTCCTCATGGCCGGAGGACAGCGCCACGAGACCGAGATCGCCCGCCTTCACGGGCTGCGCCTGGTCATCGCGTCCGAGGTCAACCAGGACGCGAAGTTCGACGAGGCCAAGGTCAAGGAACTCACCGGAGGTGACGGGCTGACCGCGCGCTTCATGCGGCAGGACCACTTCACCTTCGAACCCACACACAAGCTGTGGCTGATGGGCAACCACCAGCCCCGCGTCTCCGCCGGTGGCCAGTCCTTCTGGCGGCGCCTGCGGCTGATGCCATTCACCCGCACCCCTGACGAGGTGATCGAAGACCTCGACTTGCTGCTGATCGCAGAGGAGGGGGCCGGGATTCTCGCCTGGATCGTCGCGGGGGCGGTCGAGGTGTTCAAGTCGGGCCTGCGCGACCCGGAGTCGGTGAAGGCCGCGACCGCCCAGTACGCGGCCGAGGAGGACGCGCTGGCCCGCTTCCTCGATGAGGTGTGCATCGTCGGCGGCGGCACCCAGGTGCGCACCGTCACGGAGGTCTTCCGCGGGGCGTACGAGAAGTGGTGCCGCGCCGAGGGCGAAGACCCGATGCCCTCGCGGCAGCTCGGCCGTGAGCTGAAAGACCGCTTTCAGATCATTCGCAAGCCGTCGAACGGGACTTACTCGTACGTGAACGTCGCGCTTCAGGCGCCCGCCGATGAGCGGTGGGATGACCAGTGACGAAGATCAAAGTGCCGTTGCAGTTCCATCAAAGTGCCGTTGAAAGTGCCGTTGAAATCCAGCATCGCCGCAGGTCAAGCGGCATCAGTGCCATCAGTGCCGTTGAATTCCATGTTCCCGCCCCGTGCGCGCACACGCACACGCGCTTTGCCGCTCATATGCAAGAAGGGGCACTGACGGCACTGCACGGCACTGAAACGCCTGTGACCTGCGGAGATGACAGTGCCGTTGATGGCACTGCAACGGCACTGCCCCTCGGTGGTGCCCGATGACGAAGGAAACGATCAACCCGGGCGTCGCGAAGAAAATCGACGCCGCCAGCGACCACGCCCGCTCCGGTGCCTGCCCCCACTGCGGTGCCTCCGTGCTCACCGCGCGCCCCGGACGCGTCGCCGCGATCGACGTCACCGCCGACGCCGAACCGATCTCCCCGCTCGATGAGATCCACGCGCTCCTCGAAGGACGCCTCACCTGGCACCTGGTCACCGGGGCCATCACCCCGCCCCGCATCACCTGGCGCGGCGCCACCCACATCCAAGCCGGACCCGCCCGACACCCCGTGCTCCGCGACCACCGCTGCCCACCCGACGCCGCCCCAGACGGCCGCCTCTTCTGACGGAGACCCACGTGACCGCACCCGTCGCCCTACGCAGCTACACCCTCACCCTCCCCGCAGGGCTCAAGCTGCTCAACGCCAACCAGCGGCCCCACCACCGCGTCCGCGCCGAACTCACCGCCGGAATCCGCGGCGCCGCCATGGAAGCCGTGAGCGAGCACCGCGGCCTCTTCGCCGCGCTCGCCGCGGTAGGCGACCAGCCCCTGATGCGCCACGCCTACATCCTCGGCATCGTCCACCCCCAGCGTGCCGGCCGCTTCGACCCGCCCAACTGGTACCCGAGCTTCAAGGCCGCGATCGACGGACTCGTTGACGCCGGAGTCCTGGAGGACGACGACCACACCCGCGTCATCGGACCGGACATGCGCCCCGGCCCTGTCGCCAAGGGCGGCCGCATCGCCCTCGTCATCCAAGAGATCACCCCCGAGCAGCACGCGGCCTTCCAGTGGCAAGGCCCGCCGCGCTGACCCGGACGCACCCGGTTCATCCACCAACCGCGCGTAGGAGACCCACCATGATCACGCTGCCCGACTTCATCACCGCCGCCCGCGCCGCATGCGCCCAGCCCGGCACCGATCCCGACCTCTGGCACAGCAAGGACCGCGAGGACCGCCGCACCGCCAAGACCATCTGCACCGGCTGCCCCCTTCTCGACGCCTGCCGAACCTGGGCCCTCGACGTCCGCCAGTCCGAGGGCGTCTGGGGCGGCCTCGACGCCGCCGAACGCGCCGCCCTCACCAGCGGCACCGGCTGGTGGCTCGACACCAGCGGCCGCCTCCGCCGCCCCTGCGGCACCCTCGCCGCCCACTGGGCGCACCACTCCTACCGCGAGAAGTGCGCCCCATGCGCCGCCGCCCACGCCGCCCACGTCGAACAGCAGCGGCGCAACCAGCTCGTCATCGAGCACCTCAAGGGCGGCAGCCCCCGTGGCTACGACATCCACCGCCGCCTCGAAGAACCCGCTTGCGATGACTGCCGCACCGCCAAGGCCGCCGCCAGTCGGGCAAGCCGAGCGAACGCTGCCCGACGACGCCGACGCCCCGCCGCCCGCGCCGCGCACGCCGCCTGATCCGGCGCCAACAGCACCCCTAGCTAACGGAGGCCGCCGTGCTCGAACTTGCCGCGTACATGGCCCTCGTCGTCACCACCACTGCGGTGCCGCTCGGCTCGTGGGTCCACACCCGCCGGCCGTCCCGGTGCCGCGATGACCGCCAGTTGCTCGCCCTCATCCACCACAACCGAAGGAACGCCCGATGACCGACATGCGTATCGCGTTCGTCCAGCCCGACCAGCCGCCCCGCTACCACCACACCGACGTCGACGGCGACCGGCTGTTGATCACCACGGCCGACATCCCCGGCACCGGGCCCGGCGTGTACTTCAAGACCGACCCGAACGGCAGCAGCGTGCCGGTGGCCGACCTGCCCGCGCTGATCGGGAAGCTGACGGCCATCGAGGCCGCCGCCCGCGGGACCGAGGAGACCGCCCCGGTGCAGGCCCGTCGCACCCTCACCCCGGGCGAGTACAACGCCGCCTGGCATGCGGTCGAGGGCGCAGCGGGCGAGCCGGGCGCCGACCCCGGCACGGTCCTGCACGCGGTCCTCGACCGGCTCGGCATCCAGCCGCCGCCCGCATGACCTCCACCGGCAGGACGGCCGCCCGCTGCTCGAACCAGCGGGCGGCCGCAACCCACACCCCATCACACCCGAGGAGCACCGTGACCAAACCACCCACCCGAATCCAGCGCCGCCGCACCAAGGGATGGCGCGCACCCGAAAGCGCCCTCTACGTCGGTCGTGGGTCCCGATGGGGCAATCCGTACCGCCTCGGCGACACACAGGTGCGGATGCCCGGCATCGACGGCTCCGCGTGGCAGCACGAAGGCCGACTCGGCAAGACGTCCGGTCAGCGGCACGGCTTCTGGCACCCCGACGGGACGGTGACCTCGCACCTGGTGCAGGACGCCACCGCCGAGCAGGTCGTCGAGCTGTACCGCCAGTGGCTGACCGCGCGGCCCGCGCTGCTGGCCGCTGTTCGCGACCAGTTGGCGGGCCGGGACCTCATGTGCTGGTGCCCGCTGCCCGCCGAGGGCGAGCCGGACCACTGCCACGCCGCCGTCCTGCTGGAGATCGCCAACCAGACCGAGGGGAGCGACTGCTGATGGCCCGCTCCATCGGCATGGCCGCCGACGCCACCGTCTACCGCGCCGTCATCACCAAGCAGCTCCGCGACGGCACCACCGTCACCGAGTACGAAGGCCCGTACGGCGGCATCGGCGCCGCCCGCGCCCGCGTCTCCTTCTGGACCAACTACATGGCCGACCTGGACGAGGAGACCGGGGAGCGCACCGGCACCAGCCGCGCGAGCGGCTACGTCGAGCGCGGCACGGTCACCTGGGAGCGCGCCTGATGACCACCGCCCTGGAGACCTTCGGCCACGAGCCCACCTTCATCGACGTCGGCTACTGCGGCGGCTGCGAGCACTGCGGCGACCGCGAGGAGCGCGAGGTGTGCGCCCGCTGCCTCCGCCTGATCCCGACCAGCCCCGGGCCCTGGCCGCGGGACCACGTCGACTGGCCGTGCACGTCGGCGGTCGTCCTCGGCCTGGCCGAGCGCGAGGGAAGCAGCACCCGATGACCGTGCGCCGCGGGCCCGGCCCCGGGCAACTCGCCCTCTTCGCCGAGGCACAGCCCCGAACCCGGCGCCCGCGGCGCACCCCAACCCGCCGGCCCGACCGCCTCCGCGGCCGCCGCATCCACGACCTGCCCGACATCGCCAACTACCAGGAGACCCACCCATGACCCGCTGGAAGTCCCAACTCCGCTGGGACGACGACAACCAGACCACCCACGACGACAAGACCTACGAGCTGTGGGCGCACGGCTACAGCACCGGGAAGAACGGGCCGTCCCGCGACGACGCCTGGCACCTGCACCGCGTCCTCGACAGCGGCCAGACCCACCCGGAGCCGCTGAGCATCCCGCTGTCCGGCAACTGGCGGCAGGCGAAGAAGCTCGGCGAGCTGTGGGTCCTCGGCTGGCGCAACGCCCCCGGCACCCTCTCGCCCGAGCACGGATACCGCGAGATGTGGCGTGCTCCGGACGGCGAGCTGCATCCGATCGCGGATGTGCTGTCCGGCGTCGTCCCGCACTGACCCGCCCCGCCCCGGCCGCCGCCGCGCGGCCGGGCCCCAACCCGGAGGCCACGATGCCCACCACGACCCCGTGCCCGTCCTGCCGCCGCCCCAAAGGCCCCGCCAAATACCTCTGCTCCGACTGCTGGTTCACGCTCCCGCAGCCCGCCCGCGCCGCCCTCAACCGCCGCGACGACCACGCCATGGCCCGGCTCCGCGAACTCCACAGCCAGCTCGCCGGAGGCGTACCGCTGACAGAGATCCAGGTGACCCGATGACCGACAGCCCCACCGCCCTGCTCCGTCGGGCCGCCGCCCGCCTCCGAATTCTCGCGGCCGACGCCGACCGCGAGATCGAGACCAACGAGTACTGGCACTCCGAACTCGCCGCGCGCCCCGACTGGTACGCCCACGGCATCCGTAACGGGCTCGGCGGACCGGCCGCCGAGCTGGCCGCTGCCATGCACCCCGGCGTGGTCGAGCAGTTGGCCCGCTGGCTCGACAGTGCCGCCGAGGACGCCCAGCAGGTTGGAGCCGATCCATGCGCTGTCGATGCCGCGTGCTTGATCCTCGGCCAACCGGCCCAGCAGCGCGGCCCGCTGGCGTCACAGCAGCCTCGCAGCCCCACGGACGCCCCCGAGTTCATCCCGACCCCGGAACGGGCCGCACAGGCCCGTACAGGCGTTCGCGTCTTCTGGCTCCAGCGCGACCACGACGTCACCGGCATCAGCGGCACGGGCATCGTGGCCGACGGCGTCGAGTGGCCCGACCGCAGCGTGACCATCCGATGGCGCGGCCCCCGCCCCTCCACCGTCAATTGGGCCAGCCTCACCGACGCCGAGGCCATCCACGGTCACGGCGGCGCCACCCGCATCGTCTGGACAGACCAGCCGAACGACGATCTGACCGAGGTCGAGCGACTCGGCTTCGACCTGTACCGCGCTCAGGACGCGCTCGCCTTCGTCCGCGAGATGTGCGACATCGCCGACCGAAACAGCGACACGATCACCACTAGGGACGTCCGGAACTGGCTGGCGGGGCCCAAGTGCGGGCGGCAACTGCTCGTTGGGGCGCAGCCGGACAACGGGGTGGACAGCCGGACGGACAGCCAGGACAACGGGCAGGACAGCACGGTGGACACCGGCACGGACAGCCCCGCGACCAGGGCGGACAGTGTCCGGACAGGGCAGGACAGCGGGCTGCGCGAGCAGTACGCGGCGGCGATCGACCAGCTGCGGGACAGCGGTGGCGTCTACAGCCTCGAGGACTTCGAGCGCGACCGGATCGTCGAGGTGGTGCTCGGCATCCGCGACCGGCGCATGGAACAGCTCGCCGCCGACGTAGAGCGGCAGGTGGACGCGAAGATGGGCGTGGCTGGGGAGTGGGGCAACGCGCTCGGCGACAAGACCGCCGCCGAGGCCGCCATCACCCGGGCCCGCGTCGAGTGCGACGCCATCGAGGCCGAGACCTACACCGACCCCTCCGAGGACGCGTACGGCCACCGTGCCGCCGTACGCCGCATCCGCGCTGCCCTCGGCGGAGCGCCCGCCGAACAGCCCACCCGCGGCCCGCTCAGCACCGGGCCCGTTGACTGGGCCACGGACGTCATCCCCGCCCCGCCCACCACCTACGCCGAGGCGCAGCAGCGGCACCGCCAGCTCCTCCATCGCAGGCACGCCGCCGTACAGGCCGTCATGGACGCCTGGGACCGCAAAGAGGCCCAAGCCATCCGCGACCTCGTACGCCTCAGCCAGACCGACACCACCAAGGAGGCGCGCCCGTGACCGCCGCCAAGTTCGCCGTCCTCCTCGGCGCCCACCTCATCGGCATCGCCCTCGTCGCCTGGATCCAAGACCGCCTCGCCCAACGTCGGCACGACGCCCGCGCCCGGCTCGACCGCGAACTCGTGGACGCCCTGAACGCCTACAACGCCAGCAAGGAGCGCTGAACCGTGACCGATCGCCGCGTCAGCATCAGCCTGACCTTCGACACCGACACCCCCGCACCCGACGTCGCACTCGCCGTCACCCAGGCTGTCCACGCCCACGTGCCGTACCCCGTCGAAGCGACCCACGCCCACGAATTCGATCTCGCCGAGATCGACGATTCGGAGCCCGCCGAGATGGTGCGGCTCGTCATCGATGTAGCCGGAGCCGGAACCGAGCTGGCCGACACGGTCCGCGACTTGCTTCGCCGGTATCCGCGCCCCGACAGCCCCCGCTGAAACGACGACGGGGCGCGCCCACGATCTCCCCAGACCAGGCGCGCCCCACACGGCGAGATCAGCCTACGCCCCGAGCAGCACAGGAGCACCACGATGATCACCGCCGCCAGCGCCACCACCCAGCACCTCCAGACCATCATCGACCGCTGGTCAGACCTGACCGACGCCCTCGCCGCCCGCCAACAGGCCACCTGGCCGCCCACCATGGGCGTCGCCCGGCTCGTCGCCGACCTCGACGCTGAAGAGCACACCCACATCCAGCGCATCGTCACCCGCCGCGACGAGCACGGTCGACCCGCCTACGAGTGCGCATCCTGCGACCACGTCGGCGACGGACGCGGCCACCCCACTCGGCCCGACCGCGACCAGCCCGGACCCGGCACCAGCCCCGCGCCCATCAGCATCGACGTGCTGGACGTCATGCGCGAGGTCGAGGCCGAGCTGGTGCACCTCGCCGACGTCACTGCCGCCGAGATCCAGCGGCCGACCATGTCCCGCGCACCCCGCGGCGCCGCATGGACCCCGGCCGAGATCGCCCGCCGCGACCAGCTCGCCGCGCAGGACGCGGCCGACCCGCGCCGCTGGCGCTACCCCGGGACCCGCAGTGCCGTCTACGCCGCCGCCTGGCTCGCCGCGAGGATCGAAGGCCGATCCGGCCCGTTCCTCCCGCTCGGCCCCACCCGGACCGCGCGCATCGCCACCGTCGCCGCCGCGGCCGCCGACCGCGTCGAGACCGCGCTGCGCATCGCCCGCCGCGCGACGGCCGTCGAATGGCCGTGCCCGGTCTGTCGCGGCCTCCTCGAAGTGCATGGTGGAGACGGGGAGCCGCCCGTCGTGAAGTGCGCCGACTGCGGACGGTCGTGGCAGGAGCGGGAGTCGGCCGCGGCGTAGCTACTCGGCGGGGAGTCTGCGCGCCAGTCTCCCCGCCAGTTCGTCGGCGACGTCGGCGCACGCGTCGCCCTGGTCGGCCAGGTGTTGCAGCAGCGGCAACAGGGCCCGGGCCTCGCCGCGGGTGAGCAGCGGCTCGCGCTCGCCCTGGTCTCCGATCAGCGTCCACATCTGCGCCTCGTCCATGTCCCGCCCAACCGCCGTACGGGTCCCGGGGTCACGGCCATACTGAGACCAGCGCGTGCCCGTGCGGGGTAGCTCAGCCAGCTCAGAGCAGCCGGTCCGCCGGTGGTCGCGGGTTCGAATCTCCGCCCCCTGGAGGGCGCGCACGACAGAGCCCCACCCGAGATCGGGTGGGGCTCCTGCTGTGCCTACTCGGTGGTCGGCGGCTCCTGCTCCAGGTCGGTGCGCTTGCCCTGGCGGATCCCTGCCTGCCGCTTCGCCCAGTACTCGTCGAACCAAGCCACGTCGTACTCGGGTCGCGTGCTTCCCGGGCGGTAGCGCGGAGCGGGCCATCCCTCGTCAGGGTTGCTGGCGAGCCGGTGGATGAGCGTGCGGCTGCGCCCCACTCGTTCGGCGAGTTTCGGGATGGTCATGGTCTCCCTCTCCGGCTCCTGCCTCTCGGGGGGTTCAGGCATGGGGACATCCTCTCGGAGAAGTGTGGACATTGTCCATACTTCCCGCTACGGTCGAACCAGCAACAGGAAGGCCCCGGCCCGGAGTTCGCACCTCCATATGGCCGGGGCCAGACCCACCTGCAACAGCGACGAAGAGGTAGGTCCACATGGATCGTATCCACCCCACCCCGGCCCAGGGAGCCCGCCGCACCATCGCGGTCGGCGCCATCTACCGCACCCCCGGCCGCACCGTCACCACCGTCGCCGACGCGTTCGGCCACACCACCACCATCCGGCTCGCCCCCCACGTGCAGGGCATGCGCACCGCCGCCCACGCCGCCGGATACGACCCGGACCAGCCCGACCAGCTCGCCGCCCTCGCCCGCGCCGTCGACATCGACACCGACCAGCTCACCGCCGCCCTCACCGGCCGCGCCCAGCTCGGCGGCGTCGACGAGACCCGCCTCGCCCGCGCCCTCGGCCTCGCCGCCCGGCAGGTGACCGGATGAGCGCCCCGATCCCCGAGCCCGTCGCCGACCTGCTGCGCGCCGTCCTCGACGCGATCGACATCCCGCACCCGGCCACGTTCGGCGACAGCGAGCAGCACGCCCGCATCCTGAACGCCCGAGTCATGCACGCCACGCTCGCCATCCGGGACGCTCTCGACGCCGGAAGGCCGTCCCTCGACATCGAGTGGACCACCGACTACCTCCGCGCACGGCTGGCCGAGAACCCGCCGACCGGCTACCGCCACGCGGGCGTGCCGCGCCAGGACGGGGCGGGCCGATGATCGAGACCCGCCCCGCCCTCGCCTTCCCGCCCGGCGACGGCCACCACGAGGCGATCCCCGCACAGGTGCGCGACCTGTACGTCGACCTCGCGGCCAAGCACGCCGAGCCCGCCGACCCCGGCGTCTGCCGCGGCGACTACGCGACTGGGGCCAGCGAGCGCGCCGCGTTCGACGCCCGCGCCCGCAGCGAGCAGGAGGCCACGGACTGATGCGTCGCGACATCCTGCACACCGCCGTCGACATCGTCTGCGCGGTCCTCTTCACCGCGCTCGTCGTCCTCACCGCGGCCCGCTACCTGCTCTAGCCCCACCAGACCGGCCGGGCCCGTGAACCCCCGCACGGGCCTGGCCCCTTCTCCGCTCCAGGAGCACCATGAGCATCACCACCCTCACCGGCTGGGCCACGACCCACCCGGGACCGGCTGCGGCCGCCGCGCTCACCGCGCTGCTGGTCGCGGTCGGCTCGGGCTGGCTCGCCGTGCGCTCACTCCGCCGCGTCACCCGCCCGTCGGCCGCCGTCGTCGTCGCCGCGATCGCGGCCGCAGCCTGCACCGCCTACAGCGCGGACACGAGCTGGAACTTCGCCCGGGACCACCTCGGCATGACCGACGCGACCGAGCGGACGTTCATGTTCGCGGCCGCCGAGATCGCGCTGCTGGGCTGCGGCCTGATGGCTCGCGCCAACATGCGGGCGACCAAGACCGAGGACGAGGCCGGATCACCGGGGACTCCCGGAGTCCTGGTGTGGCTGATCACGGGCATCCAGGTCATCCCCGCGTTCGCAGAGTCCGGGATCGTCGGCGGCACCGTGCGCGCCGCGATCGGTCCCGTCCTGGCCGCGATCATGTGGCACGAGGCCATGGGCCTGGAGCTGAAGATCCACCGGCCCGGCGCCCTCTCCAACGGATTGCCTGCGATCATCGCCCGCGAGCTGCGCGAGCGCCTGCTGTCCCGCCTCGGCCTCGCCGTCCGGGATCGTACTGCGGAGCAGATCAGCCGCGACCGAGCCACCGCCCGCGTCGTACGCCTCGCCTCCCGGCCGAAGCTGCGCAGCTGGGGTCAGCGCCGCCTGGCCGCCGCCGTCGCCCGCGCCCACGTCGGCACCGACCCCAACCAGAAGCACAAGCTGATGCGCGAACTCGCCGCCCGCCGCGGCGCCAACCAGCTGCGCACCATCGACCTCGGATCCCCGTGGGAGCCCGAGCCCGGCCCGGCGAAGCCGAGCACTCCGACCGCACTCGCCCGGCAGAGCCTCACGCACCTGCACCCGTTCGACGCGATCCGCCGCGTGCACTCGGCGCACCCCGGACTGCATCCCGCCGCACTTGCCAGCCTGATGATGGAGCACGGCGTCATCGTCTCCGAGCAGATGGTGCGCGTCGCCATCGGAGCAGGGAACGCGCCCGCGGTCGCCCGCGCCACCGTCCCGAGTCCACCCGCACCCGCACTCGAACCCGCGAGTGCACTCGCACTCGACCTCGCGCCGATGCCCGAGGTGCACCCCGAAGTGCGCGCACCCGCGCGAGCCATCGCCGCAGATCAGCGCAGGAGTGCAGTCCGCGTCCGCCTGCCGGAGTGCGCACCCGAGCCGGAGCCCCCCGAGGACGAGGCCCCCGAGTGCACTCCGCCCGCCGATCCAGATGCGCACTCGGATGCGGCGCACCCGCACTCGGGCGACGACCCGGATGCGCACTCGGATGCATCCGGCGGACCGCACTCGGACGAGGACGACGAGGACCAGGACGAGGAGGAGCCGGGCGAGGAGGACCTGCCCGACCCGGACCCGCTCCTCGACCGCGCCCGCGAACTCGACCGCCAGCACCAAGCCGCCAAGGGCCGCCCCGCATCCCTGCGAGCCCTCCAGAGCGGACTGCACATCGGCCAGATCCGCGCCCAGCACCTTCAACGACTCATCCAGGGGGACTGATGCAGACCGCCGCCTCCGTGCTCGTCGGCCTTGCGGGGATCGCCGCGTTCGCGGTCCTCCTCTGGTCCAGCACCATCCCGCACCCGGCGCGAGCCCGCGCCGCCCTCACCGCGCTCCTCACCACGAGCTTCGCCGTCACCGTGGCCGTCATCGCCGCGCCCTACATCCGCTGAGGACTCAGCCGTGACCGACCGCCCTCTCATCCCGCCACCGCCCAACTACGCGCCGACCGTCGGGCCGTCGGCTCCCGCCGAGCCTGAGCCTGACCGGCCGGCGCCCGCTGGCGCGGACCGGCTGCCGCGCTGGTGGAAGAAGAAGCCCCTGCTCGACGCGCCCAGCGAGCCGGAGCCCGACGACGAAGACGAGCCCGAGGAGCAGCCAGACGAGCCGGACGAGTCCGCCCCGTCCCGCAAGGGCAACGCCGCCAAGAAGCCCGCGAAGAAGCGCCGCACTGACGACCGCAGCCTCCGCGTGATCGTGTTCAACGGCGCCGCTGCCGGAGTCGGGTACTCGGCCGGGCTCGTGCCGGTCTTCGGGCAGTGGCTCCCGGTCGCCGAGCAGGCCGCGACCGGCATGCTCGGTCTCGCCCTCGCGATCGGCGGGGCGGTCGCCGCCTGGAAACTGACCGGCCACCCAGCGGTCCGCCCGATCCTCCCGTACGCGCCCGTCACCCGCACCCTGGCCACCCTCGGCGCGGCCGAGATCTGCCGCCGCTGGGCGCCCGTCCCGGCCGCCTGGCTCAACGAGCAGGGGGCGCAGTGGGGCCTCGGTGCCAGCGCCGCGTCCCTGCTGCTCACCGCGGGCGGCATGTGCGGCGGCCTCTACTTCCTGATCGACCGGCGCGCCCGCGCCTGGCACTGGACCGCCCGCCTCGTCGTCCGCATCCCACTCGCCTCCGCCCTCCTCGCCACGGCCCTGTACGCCCCGGGCCCCACCACCTGAAAGGCACTCCACCGTGACTCACCTCGCCGCTCCCGCCGCCGTACAGGGCATCACCGGCGGCCACATCCTTGGCGCGATCACCCTCTCGGGGCTCGCCCTGGGCGCGGCGATCGCGCTCATCCTGGGCGTCCGCGGCTCCGACATCATCAAGATCGACAACAAGAAGAAAGCCGCATGGTGGGGCATCATCACCGGCACCCTCTTCGAGGCCGCAGGCGGCACGTGGGCCGACGTCGCACAGGGCATCAGCGACGTGCCCAAGTCCGCTCTCGGCGCAGGCTCCGGCTTCGGCGACCCCGGGCTCGGCGGCACTGCCCTGGCCATCACCCTGCTCGCGTTCGGCCCGAAGTGGAAGCGGATGGTCTGGCCCGCGCTCCTCGGCATCGCGGGAGCGGTCGTCTTCGGGCAGGCCGGGGGCGCGTGGGGCATCCTCGTCAACGTCTTCCGCATGGCCGCCGCCAAGATCGTGGGCGGTGCGTGATGGCCCTGCGTGACGAGGTGCTGGTGCCCTTCCGCGGACTGCGGTGCCGCGCCCTGTTCACCGGATCCGCGGTGCTGCTGCGCCTGATCTGGGGGCTCGTGGTCTGGGCCTTCCGTGCCGTGCGGCAGATCTCGGCGAAGCCGGAGCAGCCCCGGGCCGGCACGCCCGGCAAGGGGAAGAAGGACACCCCGAAGCAGTCGAAGGAGAAGAAGAGCGCCGACCCGGATGCCGAGCAGCCCAAGGACGCGGAGAAGGGCAAGAAGGACCCGGACTCGAAGACCCCTGCGCCCAAGGGGAAGAGCGGGGCGGACCAGCTGGAGCGCGCTGGCATCGTCGCGCTGGCTCTCCTCGTCGCGGGCGCGGCCCTCGGTCCGCTCGCCGCAGCGGCGGCCGATGCGGTAGCCCCGTACGTCCCTGTCACTGGCGGTCTGCTGCTTGCCGCATGGGTCCTGGCGGCTGTGGTGGTCGCTCCCCCGGAGGAGACCGCCACCCGAAACGATCAAGAAAGGTTGCAGGGGGAGCAGCCCACCGAGGACGACCCCGCCGCCAGCGCTCGCGCGGGAGAGATCTGGCTCGTGCGCCTCGTGCTCGTCGGCGTGCGAGACGCCGTCGCCGCCGGGCGCAAGGGCGTACACCTCGCGACCTTGTTGGAGTCGACGTCGACCGGCTGGGACGTGGCCACGTTGCGCCAGCACTGCCAGCGTCTCGGCATCCCCACCAAGAAGATCAACATTCGTGGTCAGGGGTCGGCCACCTGGGGCGTCCACGTGGACGAGCTGGAACAGGTCCTCGGCGGGCCCGTCGAGACCGCCCTCGCCGTGCTCGACAGCACCCCCGTCCGGGGCCCCGTCGAGGGAGCGGGAGAGGGCCCCGCTCCGGCCGGGGATGAGGCCCCCGCCAGCACCCCCGCCGAGGCCGCCCCGCGCCCCCTCCTCCCCCCCCTCTTCCCGCCCCGCCCCGCCCTCTCCCCTGTGCCCCGCCCCCGGCCGACCCCTCCCCGCCC